GGTTGGGTCAAACTTTCCTTTTTCTCCAACAACTTCTGTATCAAATGAATGTTCTACAGTTCCACCGTATAAGCCTTTTGTCGGCTCAACTCTATAAGCAACAACATTTGGGTCGTCTTTTAAAACATTCTCAACTGCGTTTTTTGTGTTATTAATTTTTGCTTCAGATGGAACTGCTTCGCCCTCTTGAACAGAATGACCTGCAATAAATCTACTCTTTGGATTGGCTTCCATGTTCTCTTCAAAAGAACCACCTTCACCGGCTTTGGATGTCCAACCTTTCTTGCCCCATATTTCTTTTTCTGCAAACCATGCGATAGCTTGCAAATCTGGAGGATCAATGTAAATACCTTTTTTCTTTAAGTTCTCAGAGACTTGACGCATAACTTCAGCGCCAAATCCAAACTCTCCGGTTACATCGGTTTTATTTGTGTTCCAAGTTCCAGTAACCCCCTTCTCCGCAGGAGGAGGTATTCTCTTTAATTCTTTGCCAGAAATCATATTTGCTACACGGCGTAGCATCCTTGCCGCCCATACATCGATGGTTGCCATATTGGATTGACCAATTAAATTAAGTGCAAAGTTTCTAGCTTTAGGTGCTTGACCAGGTTCAATATTTCTCCATAAATTAGCCAAAGCAACCATCGCATTTGTGGAATTCATTCCATACAATTTACCGCTTATTTGTCTAATTTTTTCAGCGGATGGATACTCAGATACTTTTTTACCGTCATCAATATAACTAATAAATTTTTCCATTTCTTTGTCAAAGTCTCCTTTTAGGAATCTTTTCATGACATCAATAGAAAATCTAAAGTTTGTATCTACTGGCGTGTTAGGACTTGTTGCGCCAAGTAAATCAGCCAATACATCGCCAAAACCTCCGTACTCATTGCGCAAAGCTTTGGCTACATTTTTATACCAAGCTTGATGAGCAATAATATTTTTTGCATTAATATCACCATTTGCCGCTCTTGCATATAGCTTTTCAATTTCTTTGCCAAACTTATCGGCAACCTTCGTAACCCAAGCCGTATCAATTTTCATTGGGGCTTTTGTTTTTCCTGGAGGAATATGATATCCATATCCAATTGGTTGGTACTTTGGAGAATGAGTTCCAGGAATTACATTCCCTTCTAAATCTTTCTTAAAGTCAATACCAACTGCTTTTAAAGGAGACCATCCTTGACTCTCTGGAAAATAGTTTTTATCGTTTTTTATTTCCTTAATTAATTTATTAATATCTTTTTCTTTTAAACCATATTTTTCAGCATCTTGCCTCAAAGCAGACAACTCTTCATCGTCAACCTTTGCGCCTCTTCCTTTTTTTCTAACTTGTTTATCGATATTTAATTTATACTGTCGTTCTTCCGGAGTTTCTGTTTCTGCCGCTCCAGTCTCAGGATTTAAACTATATTTTTTACCTGATTTAGCGGTATTAATTTTCTCACTTGGTTTGTATTGACCGGCATCAATATTGCTAAAAATATTGTCAGCAGATTCAAATCCATAACCACGGAACACATTACCCAATCGAGTAAAGAATTCACGCACCCGATAAACTAAATTACCAATTAAACCAGCAGGAGCTTTTTTATCAAAATGTTTAAACGCCTCAGCAATAGCCTCTTCATGAATGTAATCATCAAACCCATCCAAAGTCCCGTAAGCATTCTCATACTCTTTCTTGTACAAGTCGTAGAGTCCTGGTTTCTTAATGTAAGTATTGAGCCACTCGCCCTTAGCCTTATCACTGAGTACCGACCATTCTTTGTCTGTAAATGCACCGAGTTCACGCAATGCATGTATCGATTCATGGCGCAATGCACCAAGTGGGTTCTTTGCATCAAGAGCAATAGTAATCAAGCTTTTTACATATTCTCCATCTGCTCGACCATTTTCAATGCTATGCAAAATTCTTAAGCCAACCTTTTCCAATCCTAATCTATTGAGCGTTGGCAATAAGGTTTGGCGTAAAGCTTCTATTTGCTGTCGAATCTCCGGCGTGTAAACGCCAACCTTAGCTAAATTTTCTGATGATTTTTGGATATTGGTTGTTTTGATCTCTATACCGCCAGTTCCACCACGGGTACGCAACTCTTCTTGAGCCATTGCTGAGAGTCGCTTTGGCATCAATCCTTTCTGAGAAGGCGCAGATTCAATAATTTGGTTTAGAGTTTCTTCCGGTAAACGACTAATTGCATAGCGCTCCGCATCCGCCTGAGATGGGAATGTTGCATGCGGTTGATCGTTTTCAAAGTATGTATAGCCTTGAGAAGTAACAGGCTTTGTACCGCTTGGTTTAACTTCTAATGGTTGAGTTAAAACTTCTTTATCAGCATTCCATTTGTCGATGTTACTTTGTAAAACTTTATTTTTTGCATTGGCATCGGCATGAGCCATGTCAATTTCAATTTGATTGTTTGATGTGGCTTCAACCTTTGCCGCATTTTGTAAATTCTTTTCTATTTGATTTGTTGCTTTTGTGACTTGAGCAGAAGCTACAGAAGCCATTCTTTCATTTTGTTTGTTTAAACGATCAAGATGAGCAATTGCAGATTCTTCTGTTGGATGAACGCTTGGATAAACATGACCATCCGCCCGTGCAACTTGATATCCTGCTACGGTATCACCTTGTTTAAACGTTCCAACTCTTATGTCAGGTCCGCCAGGCAATTGAGTAACATCACCAGCCAATCCAATTTCTTCAACATGTGCAGGTCTAACGTTTAAACCTGTTTTCTTAGCGGCTGATTCAGCCATTTTTTTACTTCCGGTGTGGAAATAAACAGTACCATCATCGTTTACAACATCAAAGCGGGGCTTTAATCTAGATTCCAAGTCTCCATTACGAACAGCCGTATCAATCAAAGCCTTGGCATCATGATCATTGGTCAATCCTGTGAAGTCTTTAACTTCCTGAATGACACTAGTTTTGCCCATGTAATCGGTTTTGTTAATGCTTAAAACATCGCTAATACCTTTGATGGCTTTGTCGTATTGTTTTGTTGTGAACCGACTTGCGTTTGTTCCCTGGGGAAGGATGATTGGCTCAGGAGATTTTGGAATTGCAGATAGCGCAGACAACGCAGAATGCAATTGCGGCTGAGACATAGCGTTTAAATCATTTGAGCCAGTTGATCGATACAAGAAATCATTAAAGCCCTGCGTAGTTGTATCAATGTTTTTATCGCTTGCTACATTAAGAACCGCCTCCGGTGTATAGGTTCTATCACCAATAGAACCATTCTTATACGACAGAAGTCTTTCAATTTCTTGTTGAGGAGCACCAGCTTCAACAATATCCTCCAATGATGGATTCTTGAGCGGAGCTTTTCCTTGATCAGATCGAACATCATTGATGTGTTTTAAAAGAGGAGAAGTTAATTCATCCTCAGTAAAGTTTCCTACAGGATTAAGTAAAGGGTCTTTTACAGGAGTTTCTATGTATGGCTTAGACGGAGCGGGAAGAAGAAGCATCTCAGGTACTTTCTTTTCTGTATCTGCCGTCTCAGGTAAATCGGTATCATTTTCAGATTTGTTAAATTTTTCAACACGAGCGTTTAAACGGTTTGTAATGGGTGATGCAACAAACTCAGTTAAATTTCTAGCGCCACCGCTAATCTTTTTAGCAAGACCAGTTTCTTCTGTTCCTAATGCACCGCCCAACGCCTGTAGTCCTAATTTGTAAGGATCAAATTCGCCTTGTTCGTATTGGTTATATCCTTCAAATCCTGCTCCTATTCCTGCGCCAACCAATGAATTGAATGCCGGAGTGGATGCTATTTTTTCAAGTTTTGAAGCATTTTGTTCGGCGGTAGAGCCTAAGAACTTGCTCATACTTGTCATGTTAGATAGATTAGGTCTAACGGCTCCAAAGCCACCTAATATGTTTCCAGCCATGTAAGATAAAGGATGCTCTGCTTCTGTTTGTTCTATTTGCTCTTTGGATTGTCCAATCTTTTTAGCAAACTCAGGAACTTTCTCAAGGGCTTCAGCTTGTCCTTTTTCTGCGGTAGCAGAGCCAATAAGAGCGCCGCCAAGTCCACCCAGAAATTGTCCTGCGGTTTCTAAAACAGGAACTGCTTCTGGACCAACAAATGGAGTAGCCGCTATACCAAGAGCAGTACCAATGCCTCCGCCAATAACTTGACCCACACCTCCACCAATATCACCTACAAAGCCTGGTAAAACACCTCGAACCAAACCTCTAATACCCGCCTGCATTCCGCTGATGGGTTCTTTTTCTTCAATAGGCTTAATACCTAACTCTTCTGGTGAGTATGTTTTTATAGGTGTAATTTCATTTTCATTTATGGGTTTTACCCCAAGTGATTCAGGCGAATAAATCATTGGCATAATTATTTCCTATAGCCACCGGCTTGAACATCATAATGCAAAGTTACACCATCTTTAACAATTGTTTGAGGATAATTTTTTCCATCTTTACCCTTGACAACTGGATTTCCTTGACTGTCAGCTCCACTGGCGGTAGATGGATTTCCTGTGCTTGTACCCATTATTCTTCTTTGTTCTGCCATATAAGCTTCTTCACCGCCTTTATCTTTCCATTCATCTTGAAGCATAAAACTTTTTTGGAATTCTGCTCTAATTTGAGCATCTGTTTTACCAACATTTCCAAGCGTTTTAACAGCATCTACCGCCGCCGCATAAGCGGGTTTTGTAGCATATCGGTCGTAATCAACTGCGCCAGTTGGTTTTCCAGCACTAATTTCATTGGCTTTTGCTTGCCTCATTAATGCTTCCATCTTATCACGTTCAAATTGAGATAAATATTTTTGAACATCTGCATTTGATTGAATTGCGTTTGCATTAACTTGACTTACTTTAGATGTTATATATTTATCTTGTAACTCTGCTAATTTATTCTTTGTATCTTCTTGCTGTTTTTGAGCTTCAAGTATAGCCTTGGCATTTCCTCGTTTGCGAGCCTCATCCTCTTTATCCATTTGCGAATAAAGATTAGCCATTTCTATAGATTGTTTGTTACGTAAATCTTCTTGTGTTTTACCCATAAGTTGACTTGCTTTGGCGCTTTGTCCCGCCGCAAAGCCAAATCCTTTTGTTGGGTCAGCCTGACTAAATGAAGTTAATTGCTCAATCAATCGGTCATAAGCATCATCTTTTTCACTGCGTTGTTTTGCTTCTATAGCTTTATAACGCTCTCTGGTTTCCTTTAATGGGTCTTCAGAAACACCGGCAATTCTATCGGCTTCCTTGTTTTGTTCGTAAAGCTCTTGCTGAGTTTTAGGTTGTTGGAACTGTAATTCCGATGGAATATTATAAAAAGAACTATTCAATAAGTTTTCATTTGATTGTTTTTGAATTTGACTTAAAGGCATGATTTTATTATTAGGAGTATTACTTTCAGCAACACTAGGCAATCCTTGTGGAACCATTGCTATATCTTCACTATTATTGGCATCATCAGCCGTCCAAGTTGGTTCTTTTGATCCTCCCGCAAAAGCAATAATTCCACCCGGCGCAAAGTTGTGTTCTTTAAACATATGAACAGGCAAGGCGGCTAATCCTCCCTTTTTAAACGGCTTAGGAGGGGCTACTTGAGCGGCAGGATTGACTTGAGGCGTTTGTAATTTAGTTGGATCAACTTGATTAGGTTGTTGTGTTAGATTAACCTCATTCGCCTGAGCGGTTAGGTCAGTAGAGGGTTGAGCTTTGGTTGGGTCTACATTCATCATTTGATTTGGATTGGTCAATGAATTTTGTAAACTTTGTTTTAAATTTTGTTGCGGAACATTTTTTGCCGCAAGTTCATTTGATTGAATATCTTTTCTGCGGCTCATTTCCATCAATGCCAACCAAGTTGGGACAACGGCAGGGTCTTTGCCGTTTGAATAATCAATTACTTCTTGCAGTGGCAATGATTGCAGATTTTGTTGTGTTTGAACTAAATTAGGCATGCTCATATTTGTTCCTTAAATTGGGTGTCCATTGGTATCAACCAGATCCCCATGCATTGGGATCGCTTGCATTTGGAGTTTCATCTGCGGGTACTGTAAACACGGTTCCGCCCGGAGTTGTCCAAGTGCCATCACTGTTTTGAGTTGAACCAGATGGCATATTGTTACTTGTATAAGTCGGTAATGGCGAATTACTTGTCGCAAGACCTGATAAGTATTCCTTAATTGTTGATGCGTCTAAACCTGCATCCGTTAAGTTTTTGGTCAATGTAGCAATACCACCTGCTGTACCGAGAATATTTTGTAAAGCGCTTGGAGCGGCTCCGTATGTATTGGTTGTGCCAATAGGCAATCCACTTAATAAAGAAGATTGCAACTTCAACATTTGTTGTGGATAATTCAATTGATTTAAATATTGGTTGTACTGCGCTGTCAATGCCGCTTGATTTTGTGCCTGTTGGGTTGCTCCAGCGGTGCTTAGGGCGTTTAAATTCTGTAGCCCGTACTGAGCTTCATTTGTTCCTGCATTTGCTTGTGCCTGTTGCGCAGTTGTTGCCGCTTGTAAGCCTTGCAAACTAAGATTAGAGCCAAATTGTTTAGCGGCTTCTTGAGCGGCTTGTTGCGCTTGCAAAGCTTGAGATTGTTGTTGAGCTTCAGTTTGAGCTTGTGTAGCACCAAATTGTTGTTGCTGGATGTTTGCCGCTTGAGCTTGTTGACCATAATTGGCGGCGTTTTGAGCCGCAGTCATTTGCTGACCAAGATTGAATTGTTGTTGTTGACCTTGAGCGGCAAGAGCAGATTGACCATATTGTGCGGCTTGTTCTGCGGCAGTCATACCCTGAGTAGCACCAAACTGTTGTTGTTGAATATTTTGACCTTGCGCTTGCTGACCATAGTTAGCCGCATTTTGAGCATTGGACAAGCCAAGGTTAGCGCCGAATTGTTGCTGACCAATATTGGCTTGTTGAGCTTGTAACTGACGAGCTTGGTCTGACGTAAATGCTTGTTGAGCATTGTTGTATGCGGTGTTATATCCTTGGCTAATCAATTGATCAGCCGCAAGATTGCTATTCAAAGCATTTTGAGAATTGGCAACCGCTTGGCGACCTCCTCCATACGCTCCGGCTTGTGTTAGTTGAGCATTGGTTTGTGCATTTTGTTGACCTAATTGTTGTTGCAACAATTGAAGCTGAGGTGCAAGAGAAGCCGATAAGTACGGATTCATGTATTGGTTAGCGGCATTGGCATCAAAGTTTTGCGTAGATGCTTGCATTCCTTGGTAAGGACCAGTGCTAGTATATTGATTGGTTGCTTGAATGCCGTTATAAGCGCCAGGTCCTTGAAATTGATTGGTATAGTTAACATTCGCCTGACCAGTCGGGGCATTAAACTGATTGGTCGCAGTCGTACCTTGATACGCTCCGGGAGAAGTGTAAGTATTTGTAAAGTTTGTTGGTGTAAACGTTGAGCCAACATTAGCCGCTTGATTTGCAGTTTGACCTAATTCTTGTCCGGCATTTGTTAAATCTGATGGCAGTGTCAGATTGGCAAGACCATTCCAGGCTTGGTTTTGTAAATTAGAAGTTCCCGCAGTCAATTGCCCGTTGTACGTTGGCATAGGCGCATTTGCTAACGCTTGCCCTTGCGAAAGCATATTGCCTACATAACCCTGCGCATAGGGAGATACTGTAGTTTGCGCAACAGAAGTTGGCGTTTGTGATGCTGAAGTTGAATTTAGAGTAGAAAGAATTCCCATGTTTTTTCCTTAATTGGGCATGAACTTTTCAGGATCGATTTGCTTGCCCTGTTTTGTTGTTCCTGTTCTTGCATGACGAATCTTATCCATCATCTTATACAAAACTTTTGCTCCAGCTTCAGATGATCCATTACCCAAATGAGATACAACGTCAGCCGGAATAACGAATTCTTCATTAGCAAGTCTAGCTTCTTGATGTCCGCCAATTCGAGCTGGAATATCATCAGACATTCCATCGCCAGGACCTTTCAAAAAATGACCTCCATCAGAATACATACCCAATGAACCACCGCTTGCCATCTTTCTTTGGTGATTTAAAAATCCAATGACATGATGAGGCGGTGCACCTAAATTAGATAAATGAACAATTTTTTCTATTGTAGCCGGGTCAATGGGATGACCATGATGTTTAAGTCCATTAAATATTTCTCTATGAACATCACCGCCATGTGATAAATGAGATACGGCTCCTCCCTCTTTTGCGTGTGCGGTATAAGTTGGATTCAACATTTTTTGACCATAGGAAACTCCGCCTTGTGGAGCGTTAGGCGTAGCAGAATTCCAGTCAAGAGAACTATTGTTTAAACTTTGTAATCCTTGAGCTTGACCAGCGCTACCCGGAGTATTTTTTAATAAATTTGCGGCAACAGCACCAAGACCAAGAGCGGCGGCTCCAGCTCCTGTATTTTTATTTAATGCGCCTGTTAAAGCTGAACCAATAGCAGAACCGATGGCAGAGCCAGAACCACTAGAGCCATCTGGCGTTGTATATGTTCCATCTTCAGGGGACGGAGTATATTCATCAGATTGCTGGTAAAGAGTTCCATCGCCATATAAAAGATTACCATTAACATCGTAATACAAAGGTGTTCCATCAGATGTAACTGGATTTCCATCAATGTCCGTAAATCCTTTTCCTGTTCCATCAGGGTAAACACCAGGAGCAAGTGTTTGCTCAGATGTATCTGATTGTTGAGTGCTTTGATCTGCGGGGGGCGTTTGTGCGGTATCTTGTGTTTCTCCTTGTACAGGAATAGCATTTCCAGAACTATCTAAATAAGTTGTCTGACCGTTCTCATCTGTTCCATGTATCAATCCCAAATCCACCGCAGAACCTAAGTTATTGCCTTTGGAATCAAATGCTTCGCCTTTTGAATCTACATAAGATATAGATGGCGGAGTTATATTAGGCGGTGTAGTAGGCTCTTGAAGATCAGGATTTGATGAAAGATCGGGCTGTGGAATCTGTGTATTTGTATTGTTTTGATTGGTTGTATCAGGCTGAGTAACTGGTGGCGTATTATCAATCTGTGCAACTGGTGTATTATCAGGCTGAGTAACTGTTGTGGTATTGGATAGTGGTGGAGTGATTGCAGTAGGTTGAGTTTCACCTTGAACTGGAACAATATTACCTGATGAACTCAAGTAAATAGACTGACCATTACCGTCCGTACCAGATATGTAGCCCAAATCTGTTGCTTTGCCAAGATTATTACCTTGACTATCAAATGCATTTCCTTGGGTATCAACATACGCAACTGTAGGATTTGCAGGAGCTTGTGTTTGAGATTCAGTGTTATCGTTTGACGCAGGTAATACTGGAACATCGGCGGGTTTGCCACTGTTAGTAGTTGTATCGGGTTGCGGAACTGGTGCTTGAGTATTGCTCGAAGAAGTGTCGGCAGATGGACTTGTTAAACTACTTATACCTCCACCAATAATTGCTTTTGCGGCGGCTGTATTAGCATCCGCTCCACTCAAATCAGCGGTGGTTACAGCGCCTGCTGTTTTCCCAATAAGGTTGTTTAAACCTTGACTTCCCGTATCTACGTTTGCGCCAACAGTAGAACCGACCAAAGAACCTATTCCTGCATCAACAGCATTTGTTGGGTCTTTATTTGTTGCTAAATCAATACCGGCAGTTACTGCCGTTTTTCCTAATGCGTTATCAATTGCAGATTGTGTTGGTGCGTTTAAACCTGTACTTGATATTAAATCTGATACGGCGCTATCAACAGAACCCATTGTGCCCGTTAATCCACTTGCATTGCTTACTGCATTTCCAACAGATGGAGCAACTGCGCCAATAGCGGCAGATTCAATTGCTTTATCTATAGGAGCGCCTGATGCTACAGCAGTTGCGGCACTTAAAGTTCCAGATGCAATACTTGTGGCTACGCCTGTAGAAACTCCTAATGTGGTAGCAATTTCTGGCGCAAGAGAGGCGGCGGCTCCAGGTATAGCGGCGGCGGCGGCAAGTTCTAATAAAGTTGTTGGATTAGAAAGAATTGACCCAAGATTACCAAAAAATCCACCACCACTAGAACTAGCATTTTGTTGATACTGTGTATTTAAATTTTGAACATCGGTTTGTATCTGATTTGTACTTAATCCTTGTTGATTTAAAAATTGAAGATTTGCATTTATTTGATCTTGATTGCCACCTTGAAGTGCTGTAAGTAAATTATTTTCAGAATAACCAACAGGGTCATTCATTGCATTGGTTAAAATTTCATTCCAACCTCGTCCTTCTTGATTAATAAGATCACTCAATCCAGGAATGGAATCAATGGTGGAATTTAAATATCCTAATGTTGTATCAGGAGCATAGGTGGTAATAGGAGCACCTCCTCTGCCTTCAACTGTAGTTGCATATTGTTTTGTATCTAATGCCATATTAATAAATACTCCGTTGCAATGGACTTTCGTTGTTTGTGTAAACGGTCGATGGATTAGAGGAATTCCCTTGTGGCGGGTAAAGATTAATCACACTGCCTCCCCGCCGCTTGCAATGATGGTGCAACCCGTTGTACTGGCAGATGTTTGAATAGTTTGTCCGGGCAATAAAACTTGAACACCTGTCCATCGATAAACGGCATTGGATGCAATACTTAACGTATAAAGAAGGGCGTTTGCAGTGCTTGCCGTTCCACCGCTTGGGACTAAATACACATTGACTGTTATTGCACTACCTGACGTATTGCAAATATTAATGTCTTTAAGATAGGTTCTTGTTGCTGTAGGAACGGTATAAAGCGTAGCTACGGAACCTGTTATAGCCGCTTGCCCTAGTTGATTGGGAGTGACATTTTGATAATTAGCCATTAAATATCCAACCAAATCAAAGCGGTTGATGAATTTATATCATTTGTATTAATTGATACTGAATTGTTAAGTTGATTGAAGTACAAACGCAATACGTTGGTTAATACATTCAAATACTGCTGACTAAATTCAGATGCGGGTAACGGCAGATTGGGTACTGCGGGTACATTATTTTGACTCATGTATTGCCTCTTCTTCCGTCAGGACGAATGTTAATTCTTGGCGCACCGAGTTGCCATTGCAATCCAAGTTGATTGCCCTCTATTCTAAAGACTATTTGACGACCACGCAATCGAATAGGAACGGTTCCGGTAAACTGTTCAACAAGTACGCTACTGGACGGCGGATACTGCACATAATTAGATGCAACAACCGTTCCTCCTGCATTACCGCCTTGGGATAAATTGTAGCCAGAACCTGAATTTTGCAATCCATATAAAGTCATAGTGACTTGTGGGTTGCTTGTGCTTGATCCATTAAAGCGAACGTCTGGTAGCAATTGCCAGATAAATGAGAATCTATCGCCATCATCAATATCAAATTCTGAAGATTGGATATATGCATCAATTGACACTGGTGTAGCGGCTGTACCATCGTCTGTGCCGTATTCATGGTAGACCAAGTTATTGGCATAGGTTGCCGCCACTGGATAAGAGGTAATACCTGAATCAGCCCACGCAGTACGACCTAAATACCCATAGAACCATGCGTTATCTACATAGTTGTATACCACATAGGTATCGATGACCGTTGAATTGGCAGAACAATAGAACCACCAAACTTCGTTAAATGCCTCGTTTGTACCAGCATAGACTTGATAGTACTGTTGCGTGTTGATGTTGCTAAAAACAAACTCACGAAGGTCGCAATTAAGGGTTTGTACTGTACCGTTGTAGGTATAAAACTTACCGTTACCCATCCAATAGGTTACGCCAGAAGCCACCACTGCGGCGTTTGGTCCAACCAGTTCAGTGTTGTCGCCCATCAATTGAGACTCCCAAACAGCAGGAGGTCCAATGTATTGAAGCGAATACAAGGATGTATCGGTAAACACCAAGATTTCTTGGCGGGTTTGTTGAACGCCAATGATGGTTGAACCGTGCGAAAGCTGAACGCTACCCGCTTGGTTAGTGACTTGAGGAGTCCATTGAATAGGATTTTCTTGGTCAGACCAACGAATTAACATTGGATTGAGAGCTGATGAGCCATAGTCGTTGCAACCAAATGCAAGCACAAATCTTGACTGGTCTGAGATAATCAAGTTGTTTTGCACGGTTGGTACATCAGATGCACCGTAAGATTGGTTTAAAGCGTATCCAATTGTGTTTACGCCAGTGCTTGCTATCCAGTAATAAATGCCTCCGCCACGTGGTCCAAATACAAGATTTTCACCAAAGTTGTATTGGTTCCAAATCTGCAATTGTTGAGTACTTTGAACACCCACACCCCATCCACCAAGACCCCATCCACCTGCGCCCCATCCAGTTTGAGGAATGGCAGTAGCAGTTCCAGTGTTAACTTGGTATTGAACGTAGGATGTGCTTGACAGTGTTCCAGAGCCTGTTGCCGTTGTAGATGCAACAACCGTAAAACTATTGGTTAAGACGCTAACAATTTCATACCACCCAGTCAGGCTTACACCGTTGTAAGTTACTGTAGTTACAAAGTAAACAAAGTCACCTGCTACGCACCCATTGCCGGTTGCATTGACTGTTACCGTGGAAGAGCCGCTGACAGTCGTGATACCTTGAATTGGAAATTCGTAGGTAAAGTAAGTTAGGGTACTTGAACCACCCACACTTCCTCCGCTACTGGTTGCGTTGTATCCTACGTTGATGGTGAAGTTGTTCGCATCAACTCGAGTAACAGTGAATTGATTATTAAAATACGAAGCAGGAATACCATTAACTGTGGTCTGTTGGTTGTAAATATTGACCACGTCACCGGTGAACAGATTGATTCCGGACGAAGTTACTTGTACAACGGATGAGGCGTTAGATGTTGTAAACGCATTGCTCAACCCAACTGTCGCAGAAGTATTGCGAAGCGGAGTGATGTCGTAATAAGCACCGCCGTTCTCAACGTAAAACTTCAGGTTTGTACCTACGCCTATAAGGTTTAAACCACCTAGCGTTACCCAGTTCCAAAGAGACCGGCATACACCAAGGAATGTTGACGAAGAAATCCTTGCCCATCCGCCAATCTTTTCGGGAAAACCCTGACGAAAACGAATCTTGTCGCCATCGTACCAGCCACCTTCAGTGACATAACGGGTGTTTTCTTGGTTGACTCCCGGTTTAAACGTTATCTTTTTTTGAGGCATCAGGCATTACACAATCACTGTGCCCTCTTTAAGTTGAGCCAAATTCAATCCGCCTGTGTATTGAAAATGAGCCATCTCTTTGAAGGACTTCCAACGACCAGCCCACTCAAGACCATTCTTTTCACCTATCTCACCAACTTTTTCCCATAGTTTGCCATCCTCTCCGGATGTATTCCATACGGCTTTACCATTGACCAGTGGAACCACATCCACAGCACAACGGTAATTATGGTAACTTTCTCCAGCCTTGGCGTTGGTTACGATGTTGCCGGGAGCAGTCCTACCTTGGGCATATAAAGCGGCTTGACTGTCATTGTCACGATATGTGGAAGTGATCAGTAAATCAATGCCATTAGCATGGCACTCAGCAATAAAAGCTTCAACCCTTGTTTTAGCTTGTGGAATAAGTTCATCTAGGCTCCGTGAATTAATCATTTTGCATCCGTTGGTGTTGATTGGTGTAACAACTCGTCTTTGCGTTGGCTACCCGCAGACGAACCAAAATAAAACGCTACGACTTGTTCGGCTTTTGCCGATAGGTAACCGACCAAAGTACCCGCCATTGCGGATTCAATATGGGACAGACCCATCATGGTTCCAACAACAACGCCAATGAACGATACAACAATGATAATTGCCAAGGTCGGAACAAGCAATGACTTTGTGGCGACTTGCATCTCACGTGCAGATTTACGGTCATCAACCGCCAATTGCTCAAAATTTAAACCTAGTGCTTGAGCTTGTTTTTGCAGTTCTAGTTCTGCTACTTTGACTTGAGCAATCTGGTCGGCAGACATCTTTCCTTCATCAAGAATGGACTTGGCTTCATCACCGCTTACGCCAAGAGCTTTTGATACGGCTTCGACTGCCAATCCAGCCAAAGGACCGCCTAAAGCAGTTGCAATTGTGGGTGCTACTTGTTCTAACCAATTCATAGTTTCTCCTAATTACATTCATCTGGAAGGTATCCAGTATCTTTAAACGTTTTGTAGCACTCCCATTCCTTGGAAGTGTCTTTGTGTCGCTGTTTAAACTCTTTGTACCAAGCCTGTCCTTCTCTTCGATTTAAATAATCTTCATGGATAAAGTACATCAATCCAACAAAAAATAAAGCAATAACAAAAACGGCTATGCAAACTGCAATCCGAAACTGCCATTTCTCAACAAAAGCCTCGTGTTCTCGTTTCTCTTGTGCATCCTTTTTTTTTGTGCCGCATCAAACTTTGCTTTATCTTTCAAAAGTTTTTTGCGTTCTTCATCAAAATCTGTCCATAAAGCACCCAGTTCTGGAGGTGCTTCGTAAATCAACATCTGTCTTAAGTCATACTCAGCTTGTTGCAAACGTTTCTTCATGAGAACGTTATCAAGTGCTTGAGCTTGAATAGACTTACCCTTTGGCGGATTTTTCTGCTTTTCTTCAGCATCCCGAATGGCTTTATCTTGATGCTCAAAAAAAGAAGAAAGACCTCCGGCTATCTCGTGGATAACTTCGGAAGCCTCTTTCCCAACAGACTTTGCTTCTTTATAAAAAGCTACTCCGGACTTGACCGCCCCAAGAGCCATCATCGCCAGAGTAAACGGGTCCATTATTGCACTGTTGCTTGAGCGGGTTCAGCCACTGGGGTTGCAAGAGGTGCTTGTTCAACACCTGTTTGCAATTGACCTTGCGATTCTTGTTGAATCGATTGAATCAATTGAAATACTTCTTGAAACGGTTTAGTTCCAAGGTATTGCATGATGCCGTTAACCAAATTAACTGATAAAGATACTTTTTCCATTTGTTTTCCTTAAGTTGGTGTTTCAATAAATCGTAGTAACACTACGACCACAGAAATTATACAACCCACTATCATTTGATGGATAGGAGTTAGGGATAGCTCCATGACGAAACCTTGCAATACTGAGAGTATGGCAATAACAAGTGCCCACTGCACCTGCTTTGACTTTAGGGTTGTGATGAGTGTGTTCATGCCGCCCAAGGTAACGGTTGTGTGACTGGGCTTACAGGTGGATTTTCTATGCTATTAATTTGTCCTTGTACATTAGATTCATAGTTAGATATACCTGTTGCGCCCAAAGATGCCTGTACCCATCCAATGACTGTAGCTTGAGTGAGTTGTGCGTAGGGAACAAAGCCAGGAGTAGCCTCTGTTACGGGATACTGAGTGTTACCTTGGATACTAGCGGTTTGTGTTCCGTCAGTGCCGGTAAGCTCCCAGTTTACGTTAACAACATACCCTGCGTTTGTACCGCTAGTCCATTGTTGCATTGATGTGATTGTCCATGTCCATGTGTTTACTGTTGCCATATTTAAACTCCTTTAAGTGATTTAAGTTCTGCTGAAAGTTCTTTTACAGCATTGATGAGATACCAAATAATTGGGTCAGAATCCACAGTCATAACGCCAGTAGATTCTGTTTTTACGCACTCAGGCAAAACCTGTTGCAGTTCTTGAGCAATAACACCAAGCTGAACGCCCTTAATGTCGATAGCGTTTGACTTATCCAACTCAGTTATTTCATCAGGTAAACGATACTCAAAATTACGAATTTTTATATTATTTATAGCATCTAAACCAATAGTATTATCTGTAATATTTTTCTTTAATCTTTCATCAGAAGTAACAGACCATAATGTGGAGTTGTTGCCTTGATATACACCACCGCCACCAGGAGATATAAATCCTGTACTTGAACCTTTTCCTGTTATGTTGTAGCCAATAACGATTTCAGCGGTATCGGCAACTGAAGCAACATCTACTTGCGAACCAATGAGAACCAATTGGCTACCTGTTGCAGCCCTATTATAATCTCCAGCATCATAACCAATTAAAACATTGTCATTCCCAGTGATTCCATATCCAGCAAGATACCCAAGAGCCGTGTTTCTTGTTCCAGTTATATTGCTATATAGAGATTGATAACCTACTGCTGTATTGTTAGATGCTGTGGTGTTGGCTTGTAGAGAATACTGTCCAATTGCCGTATTAAATGCCCCAGTGGTGTTGGCTTGCAAAGAAGCCTGACCAAATGCGGAATTTGAAGAACCAGTTGTATTTACATTTAATGAACTTTGACCAACAGCAGTATTGTAATTACCTGTGTTTGTACCTGCTCCCATTGCGGTATGACCTACAGCAGTATTTTGTGCCCCTGTGGTATTGCTATAAAGAGATTGATAACCAACGGCTGTATTGTATGATGCTGTGGTGTTGTTGAACAAAGCCAACCTACCTAGTGCGGCGTTATACGAACCAGTAGTGTTATAAAAACCAGCTCCACCACCAAAAAAAGCATTATCAGTACCTGTTGTGTTGTAGTAGCCAGAAGCCCCGCCAACTGCTGTGTTGTTAGATGCTGTAGTATTTGAATAGAGTGCTTGCCGACCAACAGCCACATTTGAGCCGCCAGTTGTGTTTGAGTACAGCGCCAAGGAACCAAAAGCATCAACGGATGTTCCAGTCGTATTACTATACCCTGCCTGATACCCTACTGCTGTATTGTTAGATGCTGTGGTGTTGTAGTAAAGGGCTGAATCTCCTAAAGCAGTATTTGAACCGCCAGTAGTTGCGGAATATAACGCTTTATTTCCTATTGCAGTTGTTCCGCCTACTGTTGTTCCTGTGTAAAGGGCTTGATAACCCATTGCAGTTATTGGAAAGCCAGTATTACTATACCCTGCTTGATAACCTACTGCGGTGTTGTTAGAGGCTGTGGTGTTGGCTTGGAGGGCAAAAGAACCAACAGCAGTATTTGAACCGCCAGTTGTGCTATTCAACAGGGTCTGACTGCCAACTGCCACGTTGCCAGCGCCGCCAGTACCACCAGACGTATTGCCATTTAAAGCAGAAAATCCTAGTGCCGTGTTACTGCCGCCAGTTTGCCAAAAACCAGCTTGATAGCCTACAGTAACAGAGTTGTTATTTGTAACGTTGCTATATCCTGCCTGATGCCCTACTGCGGTGTTGTTAGATGCTGTGGTGTTGCTATTAAGGGCGTAATTGCCAATACCAATGTTTGAGGAGCCTGTTGTGTTGGAGTAAAGGGCATAATTTCCATAAGCAATGTTGCTTCCCCCTGAAGTATTGCTATATAAAGCCTGTTGACCATAAGCACTATTATTTGTTCCTGTTACTGTAGCTCCGCCTAATGCTTGATAACCAGTTGCAGTATTATTTGTTCCTGTACTATTTGCTGATAAAGCGTTATAACCTAAAGCTGTATTTCCCGCTCCGCTTCCGCCACCTAAACCTACTGTCAGTCCGTGTATAGATGCGTCATTAGATGTACTAAATGTTGTTCCGTTATAAGTAATTCCTGACCCAGTAGCTAAAGCACTTGTACTAGAAGCATATACCACACCATTTGCCGTGAATGATGTAAGTCCTGTTCCGCCGCTGGCAGTGGTCAATGCATTGGTTAAAGTTAACGTTCCAATGGTTGCGGTTGTTGTTGTTAGAGCAGAAAGCCAATTGAATGCAGTAACAACGTTGGTTCCATCTACATAAAGTGCCGCTTTAAATCCGTTTGGAACAACGATACCTGTGCCGCCTGATGTGGTCACAAGAATTGCAAAACCACCGGTCGTGTTGTTTTCAACAATGTAGTTCTTGTTGATAGTTGGAACAATCAAACTGCGTTGAGCGGTGTTCGTGCCGGTACA